CAGGTAGGTTTGATATGCTGGTTAAGAACGACAGGTTAAACATTAAAAAGGCCATTGCGGATGTTAAGACTTGGGGTGCTTGGAGTGGTAAGCCGTTCCGCAGGGACTTAAAGAAACTAAAGAAAGTAGAAGACCAACTGAGTATGTACAGGTACGCTTTGGGAGAGGTAATTCCCATGTATTTGTTTATTCCCCAGAAGAATGGCGAGTGTATTGTAGAGGGGATAGCCTATGTTGAGAGGTGGAAGGACTTTATTAAAAATAACCAAAAAGAGATACTTGACATGACGGAAGGTATGGTGTAAAATATATATAATTAAATTATTATATATTCATTATGAAGAATATATTAAGGGATAAGTTAGGTAGGTTTAAGTCCTTTAAGATTAACCTACTGGACGGGCAGAGGCGTGGTGAGGTTATATTTAGGCGTGTGTTTCTGCTTGTAGTTCTTTATACAATTTTACTGTTGATCGGGAAATTGGTAGTTCCCAAGAGCCCAGAGGTTTCAGAGGCAGAGGGCTCTAGTGCGGTTGTGGAATGGGTGGATGGCGATAGGGTTACCACTTACTCAGACGGGTTGGTAGAGGTAGTTCCTAAGGAAGCGTTCATGGACAAACAGGAGCTTGAGGCGATAGAGGAGAGTGTAGAGAGAGCCAGCCGAATTGTGGAGTTTTTTAATGGAAGGGGTGCTCCTCTTGGTGGGTATGCTGATGTATTTGTGGAAGTGGCGGACAGGTATGGGTTAGACTGGAGGTTACTACCTGCGATTGCTACCATTGAAAGTGGTGGTGGTAAGTTTAATTTCAAGCCTTTTAACGCTTGGGGTTGGGGGCAGGTTTCCTTTGGAAGTTTTGAGGAAGGCATAGAAACAGTTGGTAAGGGTTTGCGTGAGGGGTACTTGGACAGAGGTTTGGTAGAGGTTGAGGATATAGCGGTAGTGTATTGTCCTCCGAACTCTGTACATTGGGCGAGTTCTGTGAGGCAGTTTATGGAGGCACTTTAATTGGTCCATGAGGTTGTCCTCGTGGGTCTATTCCTTTACATTGGCTGACAAAATTAGCGAGTGTATAGGCATAGGCGGGTACTCCGAAGGAAGGCTCATAACGGGACAGTAAGGAGTTTACTCTTTCCTGATCCATAACCCGTTGTGGGCATAGGGTGACCTAGGGCCTGCCTAGATTATTATGTACACAATACCTATAGAACTTAAAACATATAACAGGCGTGCGGATGGAAGCGTAAGCCTTAGGTGTGAGTCTTTAGTCGAGGTTAGTAGTAGTGATATTGCTAGTATAGACTCATACCGAGGCAACACTGGCTTTGTGGTATTAACCGACAGTGTGGTGGGTAACGAGGTGGACTTTGACGTTGACGAGATAATAGCCAACCTGCCTGAGAACGATACGTTAGACAATCGTAAAAGCCCCTCTAGGCGGTTAAGGGACATTATGTGGGTGGTACTAAAGCAGAAGTTAGGCAAAGAGCCTAGTCGTGAGGAGTTTGCGGATTACTACAAGCGGGAGTACGAGAAACTGGCCAATCATTATAAATTAAAATTAGATCCAGACTTATGAAAAGCGTTGCAGAGATAAGTTATGAAAACAAAGTGCATATACAGACCTTATACCAGAGGATAAACGTTCGTGATATACCTGTTAAGGTAGTTGACGGGCGGTATATGATTGAGGAGGTGGACATACCCAGATTACTTGAAGCAGGAACGGTTGGGAGGCGTAGGATAGGTAGGCGTAAGGGTTATATTGACAGGGGTAGTAAAATGTAGTAGATTATTTAATAACTTTATAAATATACAAATGCCCCATAAAGTTAGCAAAAAAACACTCATTAAGAAGTTAGATACGGCGTGGAGCAGGGCGGTTAAAGAGCGTGCTGGTAACAAGTGTGAGGTATGTGGGAAAAGGGAGTCTCTTAATTCACATCATTATGTTTCCAGGAGTAATCGCAGGTTAAGGTGGGAAGTGGCGAACGGGATTTGTGTTTGTGCAGGTTGTCATTTATTTAAGAAGGACTCTTTTCACAAGAACCCCATTTTTGGGCATTTCTGGATGGAGGACAAGCGTTGGGAGGACTTCCAGTGGTTGACTTGTCACCAGAACGAGATAGCAAAATGGACTTTGGCGGACATGGAGGAGAAGTTAAAGGAGTTGGAGTCATGAACAAGACAGAGGCTAGATTCAGTACCAGTAGTGAGGGGATAGCGGCGTACCTTTTATGGCATTCTGTGTACCCAGACAAATGGGCGGAACTGGCGGTAGGTCCTGTGCTTATGTATTATGCTAACAAGGATTATGGTGGTATTATGCTCAAGTACTGGAAGGGCTTTAGTATACCTGTGTGTGAGTTTAACGAGTGTCTAGTTGTGAGTAAGCGTATATTTACAACGGGCTTGATAGAGGGGGACTGGTTCTTTGACATGTGGGACGAGATATACGACATTAGAAGCGACTACAAGAACAGAGGCCAGTTGGTACTGTTGGATGACAAGATAGACTGTGGGGACGGCGAAAGTGGAATAATGGTATAATGGATTAGTTAACCTGTAGTTCGTACAATGGCAAAAGAAATTACAAAACAAGTAGAGGCGAGAGAGAACAAGATGTATGCTAATGGTATAGATCGTGAGTTCTTTAGGTTGTACTGTGAGGATAACGGGGAGTTAGAGAAAGCTATGAAGGACTTAATTCACCTAAGGGACACTACAGAGGACGATAGGGTGCGGGTTGATATTAATAAGTACATCATTAGTCAGTTGATAGGTAATCCTAAGCAGGCTACCGAGATAGAGGCGGGTACAGGCATTGAGATAACGGTTAAGACGGGGGTTATTGATGAAGAAGAAGATTGATTTAGAATTCAGGTACCCTGGGTTTATACTTCCAGCCCTAAAGGACACTTCCCATGTAACGGTAATACCAGCGGGTAGACAGACGGGCAAGACTTACAATACAGCCCAGTGGTTGATAGAGCAGACCTTAGAGTTAGGGGAGCAGACCTTGTGGGTGGATACAGTGCATGGCAATATAGACAAGTACGTCAAGAGGGTATTTTTACCCATACTTTCCCCAGTGATTAAGTACGTGAAGTGGAATGAGCAAAAGAAGGTGCTAGAGCTTCCTAGGGGTGGTATAGACTTTGGGTCGGCACAAAAGCCTGAGAACTTAGAGGGGTTTAACTACAAGAGGGCAGTACTTAATGAGGCAGGCCATATACTTAAAAAGGAGAGCCTTTGGTACAACACGTTGGGTGCAATGATAAAGGATAGTAAAAACCAGACCAAGGTGATTGGTACACCCAAGGGTAAGGGGTTGTTTTCTAAGTTGTATGACAAGGGTGTAGCGGGGGAAGACGGTTATGCTTCGTACAGGTACACCGTGTATGATTCACCCTTTTGGACTAAGCAACAGATAGAATACCAGAAGGCTACTACCCCAACCCCTATATTTAACCAAGAGTATTTGGCGTTGTTTGAGGACTTTGTAGGTTTGATATATCCTGACTTTGAGTTCGAAAGGCATATTAAGAGCTATCCCAAGAAAGATTTACAGGACATATTCTTTATTGGTATTGATATAGGTTGGACTAATCCAACTGCGATACTTTTAGCTAAGGAGGACACCAAGCACAACCTATGGGTGCTAGACGAGGTACAGGACGTTCAGTTGGACGCCCCAGGTATATCCAGAAACATAAGGGCGTTGCTTGTAAGGAATGGGCTTGAGAGTGACGATATAACTGCTTACATAATAGACCCAGCCAGCAGGAAAACCGAGAACACTTCCACAATGAGTATCTTTGACCAATTGGTTGAAGAGGGTTGGCCACTTGTAAAAGGTAACAATGACGTGTTAGCAGGTATTAGTAGGGTTACAAGACTGATTAAAGAGAATAAACTCTTCGTCACTAACCGTTGCGAGAAGTTAAGGGAGGAAATAAGCGAGTACAGGTGGAGAGAGGTTAAGGAGGGTAGTGACCAAGACGCTAATAGGCCATTTAAGGTAAAAGATCATAGTTTGGACAGTCTCAGGTATATATCGATGAGTAGGCCAGACTGGTTTGAGAGACCTGAGCTTGACATATATGGCAGGTTGGTAGAGGAAGAGGAAGGGGACGAGCCAGACACAATAGACTTTTTGGAAGTGGAAGAGGGTGACCTTTTAGGGGACGGGGGTGATATATATTAGTTGTGATATAATTATATATGGACGTAATGATATTGATAATTGCAGTTGTAGCGGTAGGCGGTTTAGTGGCTACTTGTATAGTGCAGTTAGTTTCAGGCAGGAAAGAGCGTGAGGGGTTGTACAAGTTGATTAAGAGCGAGACTTTGGGGGATTTTATAACTGCGGTGGACAAGGACGAGAAGGAAGAGAAAGAGCCTGAGGAGGTAGAGATACCAGTTGACGAAATACCTTTTATAGAACCGAGGGAGTAACTTTAGTTAATAGAACATGGCATTAAAAGACACAGTGCGGGGTTTAATAGGCAAGCCCGAGCGTGAGAGTAAGGAGAAGTACGACGAGGTGTACTGGCTTGAGTACTTAAACACCAAGTTTGAGGAGAGTAAGAACTACCGAAGTACCCACGTTGAAAGACAGTGGTTTATTAATAACTCTTATTACAAGGGCAACCACAGTATCAGGTATAACAAGAATACGGGCAAGTTGTCCTTTGGCAGTAAAGACCCCATGGATTTTTACATTAACCAAGTGTATGCAACGTGCAGGGCGATTAGGGGGGCGGTTACTAAAACACAGCCCACTTGGGACGTGGACGCATTGCCTTATGCTACATTGGACTCTAATGCTTCTAGGATACTTGGTGAGTACCTGGCGTTTGTGTATGACAAGCTTCATGTTAAGCACTTAACTAAAAAGGCGGTGCTTTATGGTATGTTGTATGGGCAGGGTATATTCCAGTATGGTTATGACGCCGAGGCGGACAATGGGGAGGGCTTGCCTTGGTTGCAGGTACTGGATCCGTTTGACACTTACATAGACCCTTATGCCACAGGTATTGAGAATGCTAGGTATGTGATTAAGGTTGTATCAAGGCCAAAGGAAATTGTAGAAAAGAACCCGCATTATGACACTAAGGTGGTGAAGGAATTAAGTACAACCAGCAAACAGAGCGAGAGTATGTACAAGGAATTGATTAACACACGCAACAGTGAGTCTTCTACAAGTTCTGAGAACCTGCTTTTACATGAGGGTTGGTTTGTTACAGAGGACGGGATTAGAGTAATCACTGAGTGTGAGGGGAAGATTTTAAGGAATGAGATTACCGAGTTTAGGAAACTGCCGTTTGAACTGTACTTTCCTGATATATCCTTAAACGAGCTTTATGGCGAGGGTTGGGTGAAGAACCTAGTACCGCTTAACAAGGCGCTTAATTACTTGGAGAAGTCCATACTTGAGTACAATATAATCTTTTCCAAGGGTAAGTATATAACTGACTCTAATTCAGGCATTAAGATAATCAATAACCGAAACGGGCAGGTGCTAAGGCATAAGCCAGGTCACAGTGTGGCCCAAATGGACATGAAGCCCATGAGTGCAACCCCATTTAACCAGATAAACAACCTTAAGGAGTACATTCAAAACATTGGTGCAGCCCACGAGGCGTTTATGGGTAAGGCCCCAACGGGTGTTACTTCAGGGGTGGCGTTTGATACTTTGGTTGCAAATGCTTACACTAACATAATTGATTTAATAGACAATTTAGCGGACACTTTGGCACGACTTGGTGAGGACATTTTAGACCTGGCCTACGACCACCAATTGATTACTAAGCCTTTCAGAACCCAGGGGGGTGAAATGTTTGGCATTATCAGTGGGCAGGTTGGTGAAGAGAATGTCCCTAGGACTGTAAAGGACGGAAAAGATGTCATGGGTTATGATTTAGGGGGTGAGGTAATGGAAATTGTACAAATACCAAGAAACCCTGAGGTAAAGGTTAGAATAAGTAGTGGGGTGGCCCACACTAAGGAGGGTAAACGTGAGATACTAACCATGTTAAGGGGCGGTGGAGACTTGAGTAGAAAGACATTACTTGAAAATTATGACATAGACCCAGAGGAAGAAGAAGCTAGACTTGAGGAGGAAAAACTTGAAGGGTTAAAGGTACAAATGGCCTTAGAGGGTGGACAACCACCTTTAGAGGGCTCTGAGGGGCTTGTAGGGGCTCCTGAGGAGGTGCCTTTAGACCCAGAGATACCTATGTAAACTTGTGGTTTTT